CTTTAACGATAAAGCCATTTTTAGCGTAGAGTGGTAAGTCAGTAATCGATCCGACTTCCTTATAGACAACGCCGAGTGCGCCGTCGCCGAGACCATCGTGGCCTCGGATCTCAAAGTCTCCTTTGCCGGAGCGTCGCGTTAAAACGATAAGGTTACCGGAGCTCTCAATGTTAAAATCAGCATTACCGTTGTTATTATTAATACCAGCGAACTCATCAACAAAAGCGTTACTGTTGTGGGCATCACTATTAACAAGAATTCCAGTAATAACTGAAGTATCTGCGTTATGCGCATGAGCAGAGTCATCTGACGTTATAAACACATTAGTAGTAACTGTCCCCGCTGTAGTCACAGCTTCTCCAAGTTCCAGTGTGGCTGGTATTGAAATAGTATCTCCTACGTTTTCGTTGTTTCCGATAGATAACGCAGTCCCTACGTTTCCTCTTGAAGCTGATGTGACTACTCCTGTTGCTGCGTTTGTAACGCCTACAACTAGCGTGGAATCGATGCCACCTGTCGTCCTAACAACCTTTGAACTATAAGTGCTAGGTAGACCAACAACAGTATAAGTTTGGCCGTTAGTATACCCTTGTCCCCCATTAGTAATAGAGGCGACGGATGTTAACACGTAATATGAGTTTCCCCTGTTACTCGTCCTGCTGTATGTCAGGTTTACCTGTGCAGCGGCTGGTGCCGTAGTAGAATAAGTAAGGTCTACCGCGTATTTCTTTTCGTAGTCCCCTTGCTTAACAAAGATCAACGCTTCTTTATCTAAGGCAGCAGCACGAGACGATTGGTCTGTCGCAACTGTCTTTGCGCGGTTAACAAGAAAGGTGCCATCGGAAACAGTAGAAGCCCTAAGAAGACCACGGGGTGTTCCTACCGACGATGGGATGTTTAGGTAGCTGTCAGCCGCTGGGGTGAAGCCACCTGTGGCCCCATTGATACTCGCCTCGTCCCCGCTGAGAACATTGTAAGCGTGGATCTTCGTGCCATCGTGGATGAGAACGTAGCGCTCAGTTTCACTTCGGTTAACAAAGTGAACAAAGCTGTCCGCTGAGATCGCTGAGTTCGTCGAGAATAGTTTCTTAACAAACCTAGTGCCGTTGCGCTTAGTCAGCCCATCAACAACACTGCTCATGAAGTTCACCTGGTCGTCGCATTGTCCCGAGAACCGTGTGGCGTCAGGCTGCTGGCTAACCCCTTGGATAAGGTTTGGTAATGATGTATTGATTAATGGCATTAGAGAATGTCGTAGTTTCGGTTGACCCCGAGGCACGAAGCGACGTCATAGTTATCAAAGATAGTCCTGTCGGCTCCTTGGCCATCGGCTTCTTCGAGGTTATAGCGTGCTTTGAGTTCATCCCGTAGGATCTGTTGCTCAAGCTCCTGAGACCCGACGGTGCGTGCCTGGAATACCCTTGAGGCTTTAAGTGTAATGTATCTCCGTGCTTGTTCGTGGAGATCAGTGAAATCTAAAAGGAACATCAACCGAACGTCAATGTCGCTTGTGAAAGTAAAGGTGTTGTCTTCACGGTTAAACAGCTTGCCTCCGCGTTGCACAATGTCCTTAGAGTGATCTAGGGTATCTACGTGCATAATGTCAGCCGCAAGAACGATCTCATTGCTGCTGTTGGGGCTAAGCGTCTGCTTATTGACCGTATTGAAGTGCCATCCCTCTGACTGAACCTCGCGGCTAACTTCGTCTAACACAGTGATCGCGGTGACCGCAGAGATAGGCAGAGTGGAAGTAACAGTGATTTGAGTCACCGGACTTTCTCCAATGTTACCCAGCATCGTATTGACAGCTTCGAGTTTTGTAGTGAGTGGCATAATAATATTAATAAAATGAAAAAATACCCCGTCCCCAACTTAATGAGGACGAGGCATGAATTTAGTGTGTGCTATTAGCTAGCAGCAGATGAAGTGGTGTTAACCACAACAGCAGACTCAGGGCGAAGAACGCCGAGGCCCATTGCATACTTAGCAACAAAGAGAGTAGACTGACGTTCAATCAGATACTCAGACTCAGTCGCAAGGTCGAGGAGCTTAACGCAACCAACAGCAGACGAGTGTCCAGCAACGAAGCCAAGGTCGTTAACGGCGCTTCCGCCAGTAGCAATCCCCGCAAGGTCACCGTTGTAACCAGCGTCGTCGTTAGCCACAGCAGTCCCCGCAAATGGAGAGTTCGCTACGTTTGCGTCGTCGCCGTCTTGTCCACTAACAGCAACCTGAACACCAGCAATGTGTGGGCTCTTGTAGAGCTTGATACCAGCAACTTCAACGATGTTACCTTTAGCAGCGTCAGCAGAACCACTTGAAGTGTCCTTGTTGATCGCTGTGCTATCAGCAGTAAGAAGTTTGTAATACTGGAACGGCGTCAAGATAGCAAAGCGGTCCTCTGAGGGAACTTCGTTTTCATCAAGGGCCTTCGCGCAGTCAAAGAGTGCAGCAACAAGTCCAGCAGCAGTCTGAGTGTCTGCGCCAGTAAGCTCAGTTCCAGTCTTTCCGCCAGTGAAGTTAGCAGTGCTAGTGAGACCAGCAGCGAACAACGTCTTAAGGATCTGAATGTCCATGCGCTTAGCCAGGGCTTTCCCGAGCTCAGCAGAGTAGATAGAACGAAGATCATAGTGATTCTTCAGTTCATCAATGCGTGGAATCAGAGACGAAGCGACAAGCATGTCGTCGATGTTGATTACTTTCTCGTTGTGAGCAATCTGAGACAAGTAGTTACCAGAGCCCAGGAGGTCGTCCCCGGCTTTGTGATACTTGGCTTCAGCGTTACCTGTGACAGGGAACTGAGCAGATTTACCACTAGAGATAGTGCGAGTCATGATGAGGTCTTTAGCTACGTTCGTTTCGTTGAACGCAGTGAGGATCTCACCGCTGAATACTTTAAGGAACAACGCTGCGTCAGCTGACAAAGCGCCAGCAGGTGCAGTGCGTGTCCCAGAGCCATTCACCTTACCCGGAATGGTGGGATTATTAGATAGTGCCATAATAAGTTATAGTTATAGTTTTTGGTTTCTTTCGTCTGTGGACTTCAGCTTCTACTGTTCGCCGCAAGTTGTCCGACGCATCGGGCTTGGTGGTTACTAGTCTAGTTACTTCGGTTTATTAGACTCAGGGAAAATTTTAGTTAAATACATCTAGCTGTCTTATGCAGCTCCTGATGATAGTATAAGTGGTTCGGTTAGTGTCATCGTCGTCTTCGTAGGTCGGATGCCACGATGTAATATTAATAAATGTTTTATCTATATGCTCAATGACTCCGTAGACAGTGCAGACCAGGGGCTTCCCTAAGTCTTGCGCGTGGTCTAAAAAGACGACCCTAGCGATGTCTTCAAGCTCTATTTCTTTATCCGGAGCTTCACACGCGCCGCCTTCGTGTTGGCAACAAACTGCTTCCCCTTCGCACCAGCACGTTTCTTCTTGCGTGCAGTGGAGGCTCTCTGGGTCTGGCTTAGGCTTTTCGCTTTCGATGATGGAAGACATCTGTCTGGATTTTTCTTGTTCTTTGAGGTTCCGCATGGTCCTTTGATTTTACCGTCAGTGCCTATTCGGACCCAGTTCTGCTTGCGCCAGTTTGCTAGTTCACCCACGTTTCTTTTTGATTTTAAGTTTAGACCGCTTGCCCTTACCGTAGTTCGGGTCTTTGCAGTATTTCGATGCCGCCATGTTAGCGTAGGCGCTCGGATACTTATCGAACTTGCGCTTAGCCCATGCTATTCCTTTAGGACATATTTTAGCCATGCTTCACCTGAAGGTTACTTGTTCTTTCACTTCTTGTTCTTTTTGATCACAAGACCTGTGCGTTTAGCTGCTTTCTTCGCTGCTTTTTTACCGGCAGCCGTATAGGCGTATTTCTTTTTTCCAACTTTAGGCATAATTTTATATAGTTAACATTTCCAGCGTCTTAGCGCTAAGGCTTTACGCGTAGGGCGTCCCTTGGCGTCTTTCATAGGGCCCTTAACGCCACTCATGCGAGCACAGAACGAACGCTTACGGGGACCACCACCAGGCTGAGGTTTCTTAAGTTTACTCCCAGTCTTACTGTTGTAATACTTACGGCCTTTTTCTGTAAGGCCTCCCTTCTTAGACTTGTGTTCTTTGCGTAAGCTGACTCCCTGTCTTTTCATTGTTATAATAATTAATAAATCCTTTTGCCAAAGAAGAACCTAAGGTGTCAAAGCTATGCTCAAACATATCCCAGTCTTCTTGGTTGGACCCAAAGAACGGCTCAGTGATCACCGCAGGACAGTGTGTTTCCTTTAGGAACCTAGCGCCTCGGCTCTTCGCTGTCTTAGGCTTAACGCCTCTGTCTTTGACACCGAATGTTTCCACGATTTGATCCTGGAGACACTGCGCTAACTTCTCGCTCTTCTTAGACTTGTGCCAGTAGAGCATCTCACTGCCATGTGCCGCAGGGGTCGCTGCGTTAAAGTGCAGTTCGATCGCTGAGGTAACCTTGAGTTCCTTGAGCTCAACGCTCAGGTTCTTCATAGACTCTGAGTAGTTGTTCCCGGTATACTCGTGGACAATCACTGAGGGAACACCAGCGTCATCGAGTTCTTCTTTGATAGACTTAGCGACCTGGAGGTTATACGTCCACTCGTTAGTCTTTTCGTCACACGCAACAGCGCCCATGTCATTGTATCGACTGTGGCCGACACATATAGCTAACACTGGGTCAGCCGGGGGAGTCTGTGCGTCATCGCTAAACCACGCTCTACAGCTCATTCTCTAAGTAGTTAATATAGTGAAGTAACGCAGAGATCGTTTGTTTCTCCTCTTTGTCAAAGTCATGGGCATCAAGCCTCTGGATCATCTCGGGAATCCGGCTTGGCTTGAGTGTCGTGCACCCACTTGTTGATAAGGATGCGATGACGATTGTGCCTGCGATTAGCAAGCTCTTTAGTGTATTCATCTCTTATAGAAAGAAAAAGCCTCCCCAGTGACGGGAAGGCTATAAGTAACTTAACAATCGACCCGATCATTTGTCTTTGGCTTTCCCTACGTTAAGAGCGAGCCAATCAACGACCTTGTAGAGCTTCGCAGCCCAACCGTCATCGGCAGGCGTCGGTGTTAACGCTGCGATAGCTGATGCTGCTGCAACGATAGCCGTAAGGGTGCTAATGAGGGTGTCTTTGTTGTCTACGATGTAGTTGATTAGGTTCATGGGTTTATTATTATTATTATAGGATGTCAGACACAGAGAGCCTGCGGTGAACTTCAGCTTGGTAACTTGGGTCCTGTTTGTAACGCGGGTCACTCATGGCCTGCGACACCATAGCCGAAGACGTAAAGGGAGCAATAGCTTGGCCGTTGGTTTGACCTTGGACTAACTGAGGGGCACCTCCACTAGCCGCACGGAACTGTGAATACAAGCCTTGTGCTGCCACCTTGGCTTGCTCAACAGTGCCGGTCTCAACGATCTGATTAAACGCATCCAGTGAACCTTCGTCTAGGTTCTCTGTGGCCCATTCAGCCATCGCTTGGTAACCTTCTTGGCCACCGACAGCCCCAAAGACTTCGTTAGCCTGGGTGTCTGCGATAGCCTGTTGTCCTGCAATGTAAGACTCGACAAGCTGCTTTGGTAACCCAGATTTCTCTAAGGCCTCAAAGGTCTCATCGCTTAACTGTCCAGACTCCATGAACTCATCAGTGGCCGCATTGATGGCACTGACAGATTCCGGTTGTTCCCCCTCAGGCTCTGGTGTTGCCTCAGGGTTCCCAAGTTTACTCTCAAGCGCTTGGTAAGCTGCTGCCATATCCTCGGCACTAGAGAACTTCTCAGGTAACCACTCTGGGCGGTCTTGTTGGGGTGTGTCTTCTTGTTGTCCTAGCTGTTGCGCTAGTTGTTCCTGGTTATCGTCCCAGGCCTGTGCCATTGAGTCCGTAGAGTCAACAGCTGCTTGTTCTTGAACGGACGGTTCAACGGTCTCGCTCGTTTGTAGTTCTGCCATTTTTATTCAGTGGGTTCTTCTACTCCTTGTTGCCTTTGTTGTTCTAAAGCTTGGTCGCCGAGTGCTTTAACGCCTTGTGGTGCCACTTGTGCCATCATGGCCATCTGTTGGGCCTGTTGTTTCTCAGCTTGGATCTGTTCATCGTCTTTAACGAGTCCTGCAGTCTTAATGCCTAATGCTGTCGCACGTCTCTGGAAATACTGGCTCACATTGACGAACTCAGCGATCGCCTGGGGGCCTACGACTTGCGCAGCGCCTGCAAGGAACAAGTCAAGTTTCTGTAAGTCGTTCCCTCGGCCTAACGCCTCGACCCCGGTGATGATCACTGGGTTAACAATGTCCTTAGGTAACGCAGGGAGCTTCTTCTTGCTCTTCATTACGTCCATCAGTCTGTTAACAAATGGCAACTGCATCTCGTTTGATAATAATGAATATAAACCACCTAGCGCTGACTCAAGCTCCTGAGATAACATCCTGATCTCTTCTGCTGTAACACGCTCGGCTTGCCTTACGACATTCGACGTTAACAAGAAGGCACCACCGAGCCTGTCAGCGATAACCTTGATCGACGACTCAGCGGTCCTGAAGTCTGCAATCTTGTTAAGCTGTAAGGTCGTTACGTCTGCTGCGTTACCCTGGACTATCGCGCCACTAGGGGCTTCTGCGAGTGTCCGAGCACGCGTGGTTCCATTAGGATTCACCAAGAACATAACCTTAGCCGCCGCAGCAGAACCCTCAAGGATTGCCCGTGAGAGTCCTTCTAGTGACTGCAAGTCACCTAAGTATTCTTCAACATAACCACGGCCATAGCTTTCACCGTCGATCCGTGAGAACCTCAGCGGTATAAACGGGTTCTTCGCTTTGTTAACTCGTGACCCTGAGCTCTCCAGTGCGACACCGTTAATGTCTTGATATATAATAAATTCATCACCATCGCGACAAGCAGCAGTATACAAGTGAACCTCATCGGTCGGCTGGCCACCGTTAGTTGCAATCTGGGCCTTGATGTCTTCATCGAGCACGTCGTAACTGATGTTCTCTTTGGTCGCTATGTGGGTCACGTTGCCCATTGGGTCTCTATCGACGACAAAGCGATCTAGATGAAACACCCGGATACCACCTTCGTCAGGAAGATACAACATGACATTACCTGTGATAATCAGGTGTTTAAGCGCTGAGTGAATCGCTGTGCGATACGCCTCGCGACTAATCTCATCCATGACTGACTCTTCGACTTTCTGGAGTGTCTCTTCGATCTCTGAGATCAACTCTTCAGGTGCCCCTTCGTTCGCTAGGGCATAGCTGTCGATGTTCAATCGGAAAAACGGGGCGTTAGGCGGAAGGAGTGCTAACAGTAATTTAGAGGCGAGGTTATTTACTCCGCGAGCCCCAACGCCCTGAAAAGGTGTGTCTAGTCTGCTGTGCGGTCCGTGGCCTTCGTCGGGCATGACGTAGGGTAACGTGAGCTTCGAGCAGGACCGGGCGCGATCTAGGTATTGATAGCGGTGTCCTTCGAGGCTAGTGTAGACCGCTTGGGCAGTGGTGAATTTCATAAAGATATAATATTAAATAATTTCCTCAGGCTCAGGCTTGATCGCCAGGAACTCTAACTGAGTTAACTCCTGGACTCCCTCGGCCCCCTCTAACATAGCGTCATCGTTGGCAGTGAATCGCCAGCAGTCGATGGCTATGAGTCGCCCTGAGCCGTCAGTGGCTTCGGAAAGGTTTTCGACAGGTGGTAACCCAGTGAGCGTAGTGCCTTGCTTGTTGGGATAACCACGGTCAGTGTCAACGGCAGATACAAGTCCTGTATAGAGTTCGTCTGGTTGAACAACGTAATAACGAAACCCTGTGTCAGCGCGGGACTGCTCGATGTCTGTAAGTGGTTCTTGTTCGTCGTCCATTAGTCAGGTAGTTCAAGTTCGTCGAGAAGCTCAAGGTCTTCTTCGATAGGTGGCTCCCAGCGCAGGCGTTGAAGATAAGTGTCTAGGTTAATCTCTTCGATACCCTCTAGGTCAAAGTCGTCGGTCTCAAGGATGCCACTGCGCTTAACACAATACAGTCGGTCACTGTTGGTCTCTGGGTCGAGGAAAG